CTGCTGCTGTTCCTGCTGCTGTTCCTGCTGCTGTTCCTGCTGCTGTTCCTGCTGCTGTTCCTGCTGCTGTTCCTGCTGCTGTTCCTGCTGCTGTTCCTGCTGCTGTTCCTGCTGCTGTTCCTGCTGGGCAGGATTTTGTTGAGCGTTATTCTGCAAAGCAAGTTTTTCCACCTCACGCTGTGCGCGCTGCTCTTTGGTCAGTCCGGCCATAAGCCCTCCAAAAGGAAAAGGGGCCGAAGCCCCTTAGTGAATGGTTGTGTTAGCCCAGCAGCATGACAGCATGAGCTGGTTTAATTTCTTTCACACCCCACGCCAGGCCAACTTCATAACGCACCTGACGGTACTGACGGTACAGCGCGATCTGGAAGGTGATGCCTGATACCGGGTCGGTAACGTTCATCACATCATCAGCAGTATCGCCGCCTTCAGGCATTGCCGGAGTACGTGAAGCCAGCAGGAACGCGTTACGATCAAATGCCATATTGGCGGTAAAACCGCTGATAACGGTAATAGCCGCATTGTCGGCCAAATCCTGACGCAGTCCAGGTGCGGACAGGGTGATCGTGGTAGCAGAGGCAGTCGCAACAACATACTTGTTGTTATCGCCTGCAAAAGTCACCACCTGACCAGCCGCGATAGCGCCAGTGCCAGTATCGATGGCAATAATGATATCTCCCTCCTGCTTCGCACCGTTTACCAGGTAACCGGTGGCGGAAGAAGTAGGCGCACGCTTCACACCAGCAGAGCTGTGAATGTTGAAGCCCTGCAGGCGGCCAAGCACACCTTCACGCAGGAGTTGCTCAGTTCCGGCTTCATTGACTTTAAACAGAACGGATTGCTTACCGCGCATGTTCGCAATGGCGTCAGAGTCGAGAACCATCTGCAGGTTAGTTGTTGGCGAACCGTTTTGTTCCAGAACTTTTCGCGCATTCGCTGCGTCGGAAAGATCATCTTTGACACCAAACGGCGCTGTACCAGCAGTACCGATAGCGCGCGAGGTACCGTAGTAAAGCGCACCCAAATCGGAATCAACTTCGTTAGACAGTGCGCGGAATGCTTGGGTGAACTGGTCGGCGAGAATGGTGTTGTAAGTACCAGCCGGGCCAAGTGCCAGTTGTTCTTCACCATTCCATTTGACCGGAGCCATTTTGGATTTGGTGATTTTCACATCGACGGTGCCGATCGTCTGGTCACCGTCATTCGGTGCCGTGGCCCCCGGAGTAATATCGACAGTAGTTGCCGCTGGTGCAACAGGGGCAGTAACTGTCTGCCCCTTCGCGGCTGCATCTGCTTTGGTATTACGTGCGACAGCGGGGATAAAGCCCACCTGCTCACGTGAAACAATATCCAGAGCGGTATAGATAGTCGGGATCAACCCGGTCAAAGTGTTCGACATGATTCATTATTCCTTAGAGATAGATTTGGGTTGGTTGAGCTATCCAGCTCTGGCACCAGCCCCCATCCGGAAGCTGGCAAAGTGGTTAATCAACGACAGTAATGCCGTCTTTAAGTGCTGTTTGTTTTCCGGCCATATCCAGCGAATCAAACGCAGTTCGTTTCATGGTTTTCTGGCCAGCCTGATGCTGTGTGGTACGAGAGTCACCGCCACTATTGCCGCTGGCCTTAAGGATGTGGTCTTTCTGCGGGTAATTTTCGACGAGGAACTCCAGCGCTTCATCGAAACCAGCGGTTTCACCAGGTTTGGAACGGGAGTAGATTTTGTTGCCTGAGCCGTCATAGGCGACAACCTTACCCTCTTCGACCTTAAATGACTGACCGAAGCGCGCCTGAAGCATGTCGGACGGAATGGCAATCTTGTCGGCGATAAATTTCGAGCCGGAGAAATTGCCGCCAATCATGGCGTCGTAGAGCTGGCCTTCCAGTTTCTGACTTTTGCCGTTGGCTTCTTCCAACTGCGCCTGGAAGGATTTGGTGATATCAGCCCTCACTTGGTCAACCGCGCCAGCGTCGATCAGCTTTTTCTGGTCGATTTTGGTCATCATTTCCAGCGCTTCGAGCGCTTTGGCCGGGTCGGTGATACCGGAGAATTTCGCCAGATTTGTTTCAGCAGATTCTTTAGCCAAACGATGCGATTTAGCCTCTCCATTCAGCTCAGTAATTTTGCCAATCGCCTGGGCAGCATCAAAGCCGATCTCTTTTCCGTCGTCATGCACGTAAACCGGCAGGCCGTTAGCGTCTACTTCTGCGTAATGTTTGCCGTTTACTTCTACTGTCTTCAGTTTCATGTTGTTACCTTTTTACTGGCCATCCGACCGTTGCACCGCTCACCATCCGGATTGCGGCAATAAAAAAGGCCGCCCGGAGGCAGCCTGTGGGGATTAGTTAAAAGTTAAAGTCCGGCTTCTATGAATGCCTGCGCGTCACGTTCACGCAACTGATCCAGCGTCAGCCATTCACCTCTGTCGGTGTAGAATTCATCCGGCGACATGCCGCCATCACGAATAAGCCGCGCGCGCTTCTCACCAACGATCTGCTTCTGGCGGTCGAACGACTGGCGGGAGAACCATTCCTGATAGTTGGTATCACCAGCCACCTGTCCATCCATGCTGGCACGTTCCGCTGGTGGGATATCCCGGACATCGATACCTAACTCTTTCGCCGATTTCAGGATAAATGTTTCGGTTGAGCGACAGCAGAAGTGAATTTTCCCCGGCCCCTGCAAATACGGAACCTTATGCCCTATCGGCTTGTTATCCAGCGTGTACTTCAGGCGGTCGCGAATCCTGCACATCTGCGTCGTTCTGTTGTCCAGGGTAGAAAGCCACTGCTTGCCCTTCATCAGGTCGTCATTGGCATCAGCAAAGCTATTTCGAGCCGTTGCTGCAAGATGACCTACCGCCGTTTTCGCGATACTGGCAGCATTGGCGCGACTCATTTGCAAAGCGCCGTCCTGATACCCCCGGTTAGCGTGGCCGCGCACCTTACGCGCTATCTGCTCATTGGTATCGCCCAGCAGGAAACCCTGTCGTACGGTATTGCTGATGCGATTAATGCGATCGGCTTCGAGGTTAGACGCCCATTCACTCAGTAAGCGCCCCTGAAAAGGCTGCGCCATTGCCGCGGCATATACTGCATCAGGGGAAATACCTACCAGCGGATGAACGCCAGTCACGAATTCCGGCAGTAACGAATCAAACAGACTCAGCTGATATCCTGCTTCATGCTGAGCCAGCGTATTCAGTTCACCGGATAGGCTGCTAAACATGCCATTTACCGCAATGCGGTTGGTATCCCGCACGCTCGCCAGTAGCGCTTCAAGCCTGGTAACCGTGAAACTGTTCGGCTCCAGCGTATCCATTGCCACCAGCAGACGCGCGGTTAGCTCTGCGTCACTGTCGTTGAGCAGTTTAACCATCCGGTTAGCAACGCCGGTGCTGTACCGGCTTATCCAGATAGCATGGGCTATGTACTCATCGCTGAGCCGTTCATTGACCGTTGCCATTATTGTTGCCTGTCAGCGTTACTGATGGATTGTTCAGCTCGTCGATAACAACGCCAGTATCAGCGTCAGGGTCGATGAATTTCAGCGTCTGAAGAGCCCGGACTGCATCGACCTGACGAATATCACCACCTTGCCGCAACGACTGAACAGCCAGGGCAGCAGTGGCGTCAAACGTCTGAGAGGAAACCTCCAGCTCTGTACGCACATCAACATTCCCACCGTCGCTTTCACCAATCCACTCAGCCATGATTTGCAGAATGTTATCGAGCGCATCTTCCAGAGAACTCGCCATCGTGTAGAGCGGCGAGTTTTCCTGCATGCGCTCTTCGTTGGTCTGGTCGACGGATTTTGTCGAAGTATTTTCCGCTCGTAACAGCTTCGCGCCAGCCTGGCGCATCTGGTTTTCCAGATCATCAAGGGATGTTTTACCGGAACCAATAGCTGACCCTGTGTGCTCGACGTATTCCAGCCCGTGTTGGTCACGGCTGTCGAATTTTGTCGCACTGGATGAGCCGATAGTCAGTGATTCATTTTCACCCAGGCCATATGCCACCAGCAGCGGGACGCGCGCAACGTGAAGAATGTTGTCCTGCTCGCTCTGGCTCTGCCAGTGCTTGATGTTTAGCAAGGCCAGATTGAGCAGCGGAGGAGAACCACGCATAAACCCGGTTCGCTTCGTATAGAGCGTTACCAGAGGGATATCACTACGGCTCGTTTCCCACTCTTCGTGAATAGCCCACGATGCGCTGCCGTCATTACCTTTATTGCGGCGGTAGATTTCTACCTTGCCAGGCATAATGTGGCGAATTTGCTCGATTTTGGTTTGCCCGAAGTCATCGCCATCAACAACGATAACCTCTTTCACGCGTAAATCAGTGAGAATAACCTTCCCACCGGAAACCTTAGATTTCCAGCCGATCACCTGCCGCGGGTTGAGCATCGTCACGTATGGGCGACTACCAGATGCCTGCTCATCAGCACGCGTCTTAACAGTTTCAGGATCTGTCCGGGGATAATCAACCAGCGCATGAGCAAGTCCATACTGGAACGCGATAGAGAAGAATTGCTGCGCCCATACGTCAAGGCGATCACCTTCCATATCTATGTCTTCAGCCAGTTCTTTAATCTTTTCCGGTGTTTCCTGACTCAATACCGTCGGCTCAGCGAAAACGCGACCGATATTCTGCTTAATGCTCTCTTCATAAGATGGGAGCAACGTCGCAACGGAAAGGCGCTGTTTATATCCTTCTGGATCTTCGTTAGGCCATTTCGGGAGATATGTTTCACCCTGCCGGCGCATTTCCAGCGTGCCGCCCATCAGCGCATCGTTAATATCCCACGCCTCAACCATGTCGTTATAGTCGAGATTAGGTGTCGAAATATCGGGCATGGCGTTACATCCGTAGTTTGGTGACTTTGCCAGTTGGTTTAATGATCGGGAATTGCTTCACGATGTAATACCCACCAGCATCATTGGGGTGATCGTTGTCGGCTGATTTATCCGGCTCGCCGTTCGCCGCCCACACTTGTTGTTCCAGACTTTCGGTGTAGACCGGGCATCGGGTAACGTTCACTTTGTAGCGGCGCTCACCATTGCCGTTGCAGAACATGGCGTTCACAGAGTTAATGCGGTCTTTCACTGGCGGATTGGCGGCATTCACCACCACACTGAATCCGGCCTGCTTAAGCTGAGCGATATCCGTGGCGCTGGCATTATTCGACTTGCGTGAATCGCCGGAAGCATCTGGATAGATGTAAATCTGACGTGAGGAGACATAACGCCCGCCTTCATAGCGCCAGAATTCCTCCTGAATGCGTTTAATCATCGCTGGAGTGTCATAAACCTTCACCAGTTCGCGTACTGCACGAGGTTCCCCATCGCGCAGCACATGAACGATGGCCGCCATCTTCCCTACGTTGAAGTCCATCCCGATGTATAACGGCTCACCTGCCTGCTCCTCGTCGGCACAACTATTCAGTTGACGATCGAACTGGTGATAGATAGTTCCGCTGGTCAGGTTAGTGAACTTCCCGCGCAGATAAGCCTTAATCAGCTCTGGCGGGTATGAATCCATCAGCGATGGGATGTAGTCGTGTGGAAGATTTTTCTCGTTATCAAACGTTGACGCTTGAATCAGCCCATACAGCGTCGCAAGCTCAGGCTTATCACGCACAGCTTTAACAAACTGCTGGTATACGAACTTGAAACCTTCCGGCGTGGTAGTGACGTCAATGCCATTCCTCAGCCCGTCCACCTTATAACGCATTCGAGCGATGATTTTTCGCCAGGCCTGCTGCGCTTTGGCTGCAGCCATAACGTCCAGCTCATCCACCATTGCGTTGCCGATTTTAAAGCCGACAATAGAACCTGGCTTTTCCATCGAACGACAGATTGTTGTTCCGCGATACTGACGCCCGGCGTAAAAATGAACCTCTTTGTTGCTTTCGTTAATTTTGACATTCAATCCCCAGTCGAAAGCCACCTCTTCGACAGTTGGATAAAAAATGTCACGAATTTGAGGATATGTCGGCGCGAAATAACCCTGATTTATTTTCGGGTGTTCCCACATCCCCTTACAGATACCGCCGCAGCCAACCCACGTTTTACCGGAACCAAATCCGGCAACGTAGGCTTTAAATTTGTGTGGCATCGCGAGGAACTGCGCCTGAGGAATGTTAAGCGTCGGAGCTATCATCATCACCCCTTACTCTGGCATTCACGACGTTAATTGCGATTGCAACCGGCAATGGATCATCATCCTCAGGATCGGCTGCCAGTTCTTTTCTGAGTTTTTCCACCTCAAGCTGACGGCGCTCAATTTCAATCTGCTGCAGGCGTTGCGCGAACTCGCTATCAGCCAGGCCAAGCCGTTTCATCACAGCTTCGTACATCCGTTCGCGGCTGATGGCTGTTATCTCAACCCCATTCTTACCCAGCTTTACACCGGAATAAGCCAGCGCAGCATCAGGGGCGAGTTTTCTGGTATCGGCGAAGTATGGCTGCCCGATCCCATCGCCATTACAACGAGGGCATTCATGGTTAGGTTCGCTGGTGTGGTCATATCCATACCCGCCTCTGTCATTTGGCTCTTTTCCTTTTTTCGCTAAAGCCTCAGCAAGCTTCTCTTCAAACTCCACTGCATCACGCCACTGGTACTGGTGACCAAAGCCCCAGCAGTAACGACAGGCACCACGGCGATATTGAGAAAGCTGGTTTGCATCGAACGTGGCCAGTTGCCACATCTGCGCAAGAACCTCATCTGCGCTGCCAAGCGTGCGCACAATGGATTCCTTTTGCTGCTGCGCAATGGCCTGCGCAACGTTAGGATTCGTTATGAGCTGACGACCGTAATTTGGATCGCTGTAACCAGCACGTTCAGCGGCTGCCGTGGCGTTCTGGTCTTTGAGATATTCAGCAACAAAGCGTTTTAATTTTGGGCTTAAATCGCTTTCAACCAATTTTTCTGCGCTTTTTCCTGCCTGCGCAGTGCGCATTTTTTTCTGCGCAGATTTTTGCGCGGATTGCGCAGAAGGTTTTTTGATGTATCGGCGGGCAGTTGCGTAATTCAGTCCCTGCGCTTCACACCATTCCTTCGGTGATACGCCGGTAGCGGCATTGTCGGACAGGAACCGTTGCTGAAGCTCGCCCCAGTCCGGTTTTGCCATGAGTTAATCCTGCTTAGTAATTTCTGGCTCAGCGTTCGTCGTGAACGATTGAACAGCCCCACCTGAGTAAACGTCAATTTCGATAGCGACACGGACAGCATCTACTGCATTTTTCCCGCAGTGCATAGCTGCTCTGGCAATCATCCCACCGCTACCAATTGCGTATGAATCAAGCTGAAGTGAAATTGAAGCGTGAGTCTTATCTGTATCTTTACTGATGAGATAAGCTCGATCACTCCCAATAACAGCGATTGCTCCGAAAGACGATTCAGGATTAAACACAGACTTATAATTGAGCCCTGTACGCATTAAATCCTGCACTTCAAATTCAGCACCGCAATCACCTGAATAACCAATGGCGCTGATCTTTTCGCCATTAACAGTCCATCTCTCATCATCTGATGGATAGAAAATTTTCTGTTCCCGCAGCGTGCAAATAGCATCACCGGCTGAAGCCTGGCTATCTGATGCCAGCGTAACGCCATCCCATGCAACAGTGGTCATATCCAGAATTCCATGTTTATAGGTAAGAGTTGACCAGATTCGCCCGCCACGGCTCCGGAAGGCCGCTATGAAGGTAAAAGCCCGCGTTACCATCGCGGGGAAAACCCGGCGTTACCCGTTTTTGAATAACCACATCCACTCACGCAGGGAGAATCCTCCTCATGGAGGCTACGGTCATAGTTATGATGTGGAGACAGCGACGAATCGGCGCTATGGGCATTCATGTCGCAGCGTTCGCCACCATCTCACGATGTTGCTTTGCCACTTCCGTCTATTCCGGCTGCCAAGATTGGATCACCTCACTGGTTGGTGCCTCTCTATGCTTCTTGTCGGGTAAGCATTATCGAAGCCCCTCAGTGAGGAGCTTCTGTAATGCCGGTTAAGGTTGCTTGCTCAGCCAGTCGCTATATGCGTCACCCGGTGTCACTCCCCATCCATAAATGCAATTTGTAAACGGGTAATCTTTTAATCGATAGCAAATGTACTTACCTTCACACCAGTGAATTAATGGCTTCATGGTTTTTAATCACTCACGTTATTGGGCTTTCTCACCGAATCGAAAATGCGCTCACACGTCATTCCTGCTCGATATCTTTGTCACTCATTGCGCTTTTTCTTGGTTGGTTTCTGGCAGTTCGCCTGCCACGCTTTGTTATGCGCCAGGATGTCTTTCTTCGTCTGGCGATCCATAACATCGATGTCGTGATCGGTAAGGTAGATTGGCTTTACCCAGTCACAGGCAGTATCAACTACTACCGGGACGCTTCCACGTGTCACGCAGCTCGCGATCAACATCGTCATCAGGCATGCGGTTAACAGTCTGCTGTACATTGCTGGCCTCTTTCGTTGCTTCTACCCTGCGTTCGGCTACTGCTTCAGTAGCAGCAGCCTTTTCTTCGGTGCGCTGCTGGTCGGCCTTTGCTTCTGCTTTGCTGGTTCCGCGAATATGCCCCATACCAAAAGCACCAGCTATAGCAGCAATCACCGCTGCAGCCAGACCAATAATCGTTTCAATACCCATAGTGACCTCACACCAGCACAGATTTTGCCAGGTTGAACAGGGCGCGGCGTTTATCCAGTCCATTACGCCCACCGTTGATAATCAATGTGACGCGCTCAATATCACCTGAGTAGAGAAGGCAACCACGAGACACATAGAACCACGCTGCTGAGTGCGCTGCGCTTTCATCGACTTCAAGCAACTCAGGATGTGAAACCAGATCCAGCTTCAGCGCCTGACCGCAACTGCGATAATTGCTCAACCCAGTAATTTGCTTTAGTCCTCGCCCACGATATTTCCAGCCATCACCAGCAACCTGATTCCCCAGGTGCTCTTTACCCCATTCCCCGCCGTAAACCAGATTGGCTATTGCTTTCTGATTGGCCGGCTGCGTTGCCGTTCTACCGAGTGCTGAGGCCTGCTGCTCAGTGATACGGTGCTTGCCGAATGTCGGTACCAGGTTCTCTGCCGCATAGTTCAGGTTTTCCACCAGCCGGGTAAATCCCCCGGACTCGTGCCCCATTTGAGCGATAAACATGGCCTGATCCAGCGATGCCGTAATGCCGAACTCTTTCATTGCAGCATCCAGATGTGGAAACCAGCGCGCAGCTAACCCGGCGCTTACACCAGCCGCCTTTTGAAATTGTGTTTGGTTCATTGGTGCCTCAGTACATCAACCAGACGCGCTACGTTTCCCCGAGCCCAGAGAACGGCAGCGCATATAAGGATGTTCGCCAGTACAACAACCCAGTGAGATTCGTGATACAGGCCAAACAGGTAACGGAAAGGGACGCTGGCGTAAACCAGCACGGTGAAGTAAGCCATCAGTGATATTAGCGGGCGGTGTCTTGCGCCGCCGCGCTGGTAGAACATCAGGGCAATGACGATGACCCCGCAGATGATGGCATTGAACATTGCACTCGGATCACTTGTTACCATTGCTTGTCCCTCCTCCACGTAAGCGAGAGAGAATTCCAAACAGGCTACCCAAATCCTGGCTATTAACGAATGTCAGCAGCTTAATTGCTATCGCAGCAACGATTACCGCTCCCAGTGCATCAAGCGGCCTGTCGCTATACCCCGTCCATTTGGAAAAGTAAGAGCCAAGGAGAGGCGCACCAATTACGCCGAAGATGAATGACGTGATGAAGTAGCCCACCAGCTTCAGTCGGCTGATGTTAACCGCCGTGGCGACGTAGAAAACGGCACCAGCAAACGCACCAAACACCACACCGTAATCAATACCGGTTGCCAGGCCAAACATACTGGCCCCCATCAAACCACCAGCCGCAACCGTAGTGCCAGAAACAGGATCGGACATTTAGCCCCCTCTTATTGCTGTGAGTCCTCTCAAAATGAGGGGAAATAAAAAAGGCCACGCATACGCGCAGCCTCAAGATTTGCCTGCTTACTGATACAGGGCGCTCAACCTCAGTTAGCGCAGATTTTAATTGTGATCCTGCCTATGTGAGCTTTGCGGTCGGCTGGAATGTGTAGGTTCCGCATAACTCCCCGCGCTTTGTCAGATTGGCGGCGGGAATCCATAAAAGAAAACCCCGCCGGAGCGAGGTTTTAATATTTTTATAACGTTACAGGCGTAATAACCCATCGTTGGAATCAGGCTAACCAATTTCCGCCACATTTGCAATAGCGATTAGCAAAGAATATTCACTAATGAGTTACCTGGCCTAATACCTTTTCGGCAAACGACTCTTCAATGTGGCAATGCTCCACCAGCCGATTAAAGAATAATTTATAATTACGCCGCCATGTCGTTTCCGTTACCCCCAGAGCTTTGAAAATCTCGGTATCTTTCAGGCGCGGGAACCCTCTCCCCTTACATCTCGGACATTTTTTATAAACTGGAACACCCTGAAGCCCAGATTTTTTCTTATCCAGCACCTCGCCACGCCCCCGGCAACGGCATTCGTTTTTCACATCCCCCTTACCGTCACACGCTTTACATACGACGCGAATTTGTTCGCGTACTGATCTCCATACTTCCCAGTCTGCCGGAGAAATACCTTTCGTAGTCTTCACCCATTTTGGTGGCTTACCATCTGGGTAAGTAACCTTATTCGTGAAAACCTCAGCATCAATAAATTTAGAACCGTGGCAGCAACTACAAGTAACCAGGCTTGCCGCACTGAGGGAGTAATCGCGGAAAACATACCGGGCCAGAACATCGAGAAATTCTGAGCGCTCATTCTCTTCCATTTTACGCAATGATCCGTGCCGTTCTGCACGCTGCTCTGCCAATTTCTTAATATACGCGATGATATTATCAGAAGATAAAACCCCGGCTTTTGCCAGGTACAATTCAACACCTACGGCGGCTTTTGCGGCAAGCATCCCCAGTGAAGCCATCACGTCCGTAATAGTCAGGGTGTCAGCAGATAAGCCACACGGAACAGCGCCGGGCATCATGGATTTAGGAGAAAAATACTTCGGTAAGGACTCAAGCTTCATTTTGATGCTCCAGTTTTGCTTCAATGCGGATGTGATTTCTTAAGATGCGATAATCAACGAGGAAAGATCCCCGATAGCGACAAATACGAAGGCGCTGCCAGCGCAGGCGAAGTGCTTCAGTCAGTTCTGGTTTCATTTGATTTCCCCGATGATGATCTGGCCTTTCTCACCCCATAGCTTCGTGATGCGGCAATCCCATACACAGGAATCATCATCAAATAGCGCATCCATCAGCGCTTTAAGCATGTTGTCGCAGTCTGGTTTTGACTGGTGCGGCTTGCCGATAGACTGCTCCCGTTTCTTCTTGCTCCAGCTCGTGGGCATTGGCATAACGAAGGTGATATGCGCACCGGACTCCGGAAGATGGATTTTTCGCAGGCGAGCTTCATCGCAGAATGCACGGTAACGCATTACTGCCGGACGCTGCTTCCACTTATCAGCTCTGGTCATTCTGGGTTTGCCAATGGGCGTGATATCGTAGATTTTCATGATTTGATGAGCCCCTCTTTCCGCCAGATTTCCAGGGTGCGCATTACCCCCTCCGCATGCATCAGCCGCAGTTGGTCATGGGTGTAATCCGTGGTTTGTACCCGCCCGTCGATCACGTCGTGGCATCCGTTACAGGCGATGGCCGCCTGGGTATCGTCAGGTTTGCATCCGGTACCACAGGTTCCCGCCAGACGGTAATGAGCCAGCACACTGGTTTCCGGATTGCCATTGCAATAGCCGGGAATTCTCACGGTACATTCCCGCCCACGCGCAGCGTTACGAAGATTAGCCATGCTCACCCCACATCCGGTTTTGCCACCGACGATCAACGCGCGGAGGTTTATTGTCTTCCGGTAGTCTGGCGCTAACTGTCCAGGTGATGTGATCGGGATTCAGGCTACGTTCTACATTGACGCCCCGGCGCTGGTATTGCGCCACCAGCTCGTCGGCCTGTTGAGTTGAGCATTCGGTATGCTGGAAATATGAGTATTTCATCCCCATCACCCCGCAAAGCTCATGAGCTGCGCAGCGGCGTTCTCCGCCTCGCCCTGGTCCCTGAACGATTTTGATAATATCCAGCGCCAGAGGACATCGAGCGCTGCTTTGTACAGCTGCTGGAACTCGATTTCGTCCATGTTCGCGAATGAGATGCTGCGAGGATGTTTCTGAAGGGTGCCATCCGGTAGCTTTATGGCGTCGTAATGCCCGGCCTGAATCGTCACCCAGGCGCGGTATGCATCGAAGGATTTACAGAGGCTGATCCCGTTCGTGACGCGGCGGCTCGCTACCTGCTCAAGATAGTGCTCAGCGGCATCAAGTAGTGCGCCTTCGTTGCCTCCGTAGGAAGCCAGGAATTTAGCGTAGCCGGTTACAAGTTTGCGCTCGTTGGAAGAGATCGCGCCGCCGGTTGGCTCCCAGTATTCGAAACCGAGATTCAGCAGAGCGAAGAAGCGACGGTGGTACGCTGGGTTGCGTACCTGCCGGAACTCGGCCACCAGCACAGCGCCAAGCTTAATTTTGGTTTGCAGTAATTCGCTGGTCTCCGGTGTGGCGGGGATCAGGATTCCTGAGGACTGCTTGATGAGTTGTAACTGCGCCATAGTTTTCTCCGTGGCGCAGCAGGTTAACGGCTGTTCAGACCGTTGATTTCATATTATCAGAAGGTGGAATTACCCGATAGCCGAGACGATTAATAAATTGCATAAAGCCATTGGGAGTAAAGACCTCCTCATCATCCAGCAGAGGGCGCATAGATACCATGCCATTTACACGGTAGATAAGATGCTTACCAGTTGAAGGAAAGCTAAATACCACGCAGCCGTCAGACCGTCTAACAATGTCATACCAACTATTTTCTGACGTTTGCAATGCCGGATCGCTCACTTTATATCCTCCCTTCAAGCGAATACAGACGCGTTTAGTAATTGTCGGCAGCAGCATCAAAGGGATACTCATTTATGGTATTCAGACAACCGTGCGCCACCAGGTACGCAATTTTAATGAAACCAGTCGTCAGCGCTTTCCCATGTTTCCTGGAGGATTTTTTCAATTTTCTTTTTGTCATCCTTGTCGCCACCGAAAACGCTGAGTCCATCACTACCTGCCCGGCGAATTACCAGGCTGCAATCCTCATACTGATTGCTCAGCCGTTTAAGCAACTCTTTTTCCAGTGCCGGGATCGCACCCTTAGGAAGTTCTTTAGTCCGATCAATAGTTAATTCAACTTTCATAGTAGCCTCCATTGCATATACTGTGTTTTTATACAGTATACCTGTGCTTTGAAATTATCAATGCTTTGAGGGCGTAAATTGTTAACTTAATGTCAGTAGGGCAAAATAAAACCCGCCGTAGCGGGTTGAAATGATAGATTTTTTTAAATTGAGACATCTTTTTTCTGACAAGAATGTGCTGATATGACCTAACAACTATGGCTTGGGGTTTTCCCTCCTCCATCGCAGCCAGAAACCGTATTCTTGCCTGATATTGCTCTCGCAGGTGAGCTTACCGAACTTCGTTGTCGGCGGGTTAGCGATGATGCTTTCCAGCGATTCTCCTCCATCAAGACGAGCATAAATTTTATAATCAGCTGCTTTCGGATTCTTTGGTTCTGCAATTCCCTCACTCATTATCTACCCCATGTCATAAAAGTATTCTGGCATTGAAGGGGTTCTCTGTTGTCGTTGAGGCCCCTACGTGTACAAAATTATAAATTAACTAAGCAGCAATTTCTTTGGGCTGGCATAACTCTGGTAGATTGGCTCTAACCAACGCTTCGGCAAACGGCGGGGGGACAGCATTTCCGCACCGGGCAACCTGCTTATCCTTCGCGTACTTCACACCTCGATAATCCTGATCGATGATGTACCACTCCGGGAAACCCTGAGCCCGATACAGCTCATGTGGCTGGAGCATACGCATCCCGATATCGACAATCCGGTACACTACCCCATCAATAGTCACTAGTCCGGTGCTATCTTCACCGCAGTATTCCTTCAGGAACTCAAGTACCAGTTGTGCGCGCTGCTCGTCATATCCATCTACGGCAAGCGTGGTCTTAACTTCACCAACATGCTGTCCACCAGCGGTGATAGTTGGCATCGGCTCGTCGGTGCGCTGGCCATCCCGACAGGTTCCTCGCAGTTTAACCAGATGAGACGCAACTACCGCATGATGATCAACAGTAGTGACTGAGTGTGCGGGTTCATCCAGACCAACGCCCGGGCCCGAGTAATTCCCGCCGTAGTGTTTCGCCAAGAATGCGCCAACAACAGCGTGCTTACTGCCACCAGCCACAACAGTACCCAGAGGTTTATCCAATCCTGGTACGCGGGGCGCTTGTCCTTGCCGTTCCCCGTAACCCGTCTGAATAAGAGTTGGTACCACCAGCTGGGATTTTCCACCACCTCCTGCAGTGACCGTCGCGCTCGGTTCATCTACCCGATGCCCGATGCTGGCACCGAACTGACGAGCGATAAACGGCGACAGGGCCGCTTCGACAATCCCCAGCGCATGACCATTCCCACCCGGGCGCACTGACGTGCCAGCGGTGACAGTTGGTACCGGTTCAGTTACTGGCTGCCCGGTAGCCCCGGTGCGGAATTTAGTCAGGTGCGGTACAGCCAATGCGTAGCCGTGCTTTTTGGTGATGGTCTGCAATGGTTCTAAAAGCGATTGCCCACGGAAACAGTCATAACCCCCTTTAGTGGTTGTGTGGTTGCACTTCACAATAAACGGAGAAGCGCTGTCTATTACAAAACGCTGGATACCGCGCGCGATCCGCTTCAGTGTGTTTTCCGCCAGCGGCTTTTTGCGGTCAAAAATTGATGGGCATGGAATTGACCAGTCGATGCATTCCGCAGCTGTACGCCACGGTGCCAGTTTTCCGGTCTGTACCTCAGGTGATTTTGGATCCCCGTGAGTTGCCTCCGGCCACACAATCGGCTTACCGTCACAGCGCATAACCATGAAGAAGCGCTTCCTGATGGTCGGCGCGCCGTAGTCGCAGGCACGCAGTTCGCGGTATTCGACGGTATAGCCAAGACCTTTAACCAGCCGGGCAGCGTCCTCGCTGTCGAGAGGAATACCCAGGAATTCACAGCACTCCACCAGCGCCGGATGATCGGGAGAAATCCCCGTCGTCAGCATAGCGACAAAAGCCCGGAAGGTTTCTCCAGCACGTTCAGGATCCGGGCGCATTTCACCGGCGAGAAGCGGCCCCCACGTTTTAAACTCTTCGACGTTCTCCAGCTTCATCACACGAGGCTTAACATCCAGTCCCCAGCGCAGCGTTACCCAGGCCAGCCCACGAATTGCCTTTTCAACTGGCTTAGCCCCTTTTGCCTTGGAAAAATGACGACAGTCAGGAGAAAACCAGGCAAGCCCTACAGGACGACCAGCAGTTGCCACTTTCGGCCTGACATCATAAACAGATTCGCAGTAATGGAGTGTGTCCGGGTGATTGGTGGTATGCATCGCCACGGCATTTGGGTCGTGATTGATGGCAATATCCACGCTCCGACCAGTGGCCAGTTCGATCCCGGTGCTCGCCCCACCACCACCAGCAAAATTATCGACAATAATCTCTCTCACGCGTATTCCTCCATGACGGCGGCCAGCGAACGCGCGGCTTCGATAATTGACGGCACTGGCATTTTCTCAAGCCACATCCGGTTGATATGGTGCTGCAGGCGACGCTGGTGGTGTGCCGAAAGATCCCCGGCGATTTCAATCTGCGACATAACCATGCCAACTTCAGCTGGCCATACAGTTTCAGGAACATCCGGCAGCAGCATAGTTTCCAGTTCGACGATACGCTTTATCGCATATTGCAGATGAGTATCCACTACTTCACCTCCAGCTGCGGTGCTGCTGCAATCAGTCCGCACCATGCATCCCTTGAGTCTTCCGCACCGTAATCAATAATTGAGTCGAACTCGTCCAGCATCGCCATTGTCGGCTCAACCGGTACCATCACCCAACCATCCGGAATCACCGGAGAGTTGCCATCTGCACCCTGAAGCATGGCGGCGCGGCGATTCCATACCTCACGCAACTTATCTCTTGCGTCCACGTCTGTGTGATATGCGGTGTCGGTTGATATTCCAAAAACGTTGCAAGATATCCAGTTGAGGTTATCGTCGTCATAATCAAACTCAGCATTTCCTCCGCAGCATGGGCATGGAAGAAGGCCATTTTCATCAGGCACAGATACCGGCGCTGTCGGGGCGGTGTAAACGACACCCTCAATCCAGTGCGCGCCGTCTTCATTGCAATGGCACTTCGACTCTAGCGGCTCGTCTAATCCCTCCGCTCCGCATCCGCTACAGGTAAATAGTTTGCGGCTTTTGGCTTCCAGCGATGCCAGCGCGATTTTAGCCAGGCGAAATCTAATTCCGTAATAACGGCTATCCGGCTCACGCTCGGTTATCTCTACCCAGGCGTTAACGATTTCCTGCGCGACTTCTATTAACTGCTCTTTGGTGAATTCTCTGGTAATAGTGCTCATGGGTTAGTCCTCACGGAATTTCTGATGCCCTCGGCAATATCGAATAGCGCTTCTGAGTAGTCTCGCTGAGCGTCATTACCAAACTCAAACGTGCCTGTATCGTTATCAGTGCGCCCATGCTCTTTGTCGTATGACTCTCTCTGTTTATCCACCCATTTTGCGGCAGCAGTTATACCGTCGTTGAAAGCTGAATCAGTAGGCATGAAAGACAGGTCTGCGAAAAACTCGCCAAATCCAAAGCACACGGAATATGCCAGCCGACCGTGATGCTTGTAGCCAGGGTTAGTGATATCAGTAGTCGCATAGGTTGCAGTTATCTCTGCAACGACTTCTTCTGGCTTTGATGGCTGCTCAACCCACGGAATGCAGATCAGATCAAAGTCACGCGCCATCGTCCCGTGAATTGCCATAGCGTAACCGTGCTTACGTGCTATCTCAGCCAGTGCCGGGTAAAGAGCACAGTAAACTGGTGCAAAGTTTGCCGGCTTCATGATGCCTCTCCTTTACCGGCTGCGGCGTCCATCATGTGCAGATATTCGTCTGCATCCTGTACCCATTGACCGCCTACGCCGTAATAGCGGTGCGTAACAATGTCGATGGTTGCCATAGGTTCATTCTCAAGCAGTTGGCGGAGAAAGCCTTCGAGGTCGCCAGCGCTATGCTTGATTACCGGAGACTTTCCGGGATGGCGAACAACGAGGAATTGATTTCCCTCTTCACGCACCTCCTTCGCCTCCAGCTCAGCAATCCGCTTCTCTGCGGCTTCCAGCTCTATTTGTCTCTTCCCGGCTAAATCCTGCAAAAAATTCCGCTCTTTTCTGAGCTCGTCAACTAATGAATTGGCTTTATCGGTTTCCGTGTTTGCCCGTTCTAGCCCATCCGGCAGCGCCAGCACGGTATCCGGGTTGGCAGCCTGCATAAACTCACGATTGGCCTGAGCATCTGGCCCTTCAAAATGCGCGATGATGAAGTTTCCGTTGGCCTGGTCGTTGGCGCTGCAGATAGCCTCCCAACCATCGCCAGATTCTTTAATCCACTCTCCTGCACTGGCAGACCGCGCTTTACTCCGAAGAGTATGTTTGTCGATGTTACTCATTGGGCGGACTCCTTTACATCGAATTGTGAACGCCAGCTTTCTCGTGGGTCGTCGATATTTTTCACCCCCATATCGTCAGCAGCAATATCGACAAGAACCTGCTTCACGAAATCAATGGCTTCACTCTGGCTCCCAGCTTCAACTTCAAGACGCTCGGCAAGTTGCTTTGCCAGTACGTCAACACGTCCCTGACGCAGAAAATCTGCAAAACTCACATAACGCGGATTAACGTAACCAATCTTGCAAGTTAATTTGCTCATGACTGCAATCCTTTTTTCTGCTTGTTGTATACGGCCCAGCTCAGAGCATCGATCTTGTCACGACCTGCTTTGTCGTACATGTGGATACCTTCTTCGCAGGCGTGCTCTTGCTTAACCTGCTCTTCGAGAACGCTTATCTCTTCGTAAGACAGGGTTGCCAGCTTCAGGCGATTCCAGCCGAAGTTACGGATGCGCGTCATGACTGCACTCCTTTGCGAAGATTGGCGGCGAACGCTACTGAGTCATTGGCGTTTTGCTCAAGCCAATCAACAAGCGACTCCATATCTGTTACAGCCGGGTTGTCCAGAATGCTTTCGTATACTCGCTTAGACTCCTGCGCCCGCACTTCAGCCAGGAAAGCATCGGTGGCTGGGGTCTCTGGAATGGCATCCGAAATAACCTCTGAGTAAACGCGCTCCATCGCCGACTCCCATCCGTAGTAACAAGCAGAGTAACCGTCACGCTGATATCCCCGATCTTCAACTCCGCACCCCATGCCTTGGTCATGGTATTCGGGCTGACTATCTGGATTGATGATGCTTTCGAGAGTATTCTTCATCCCCGTATTCTCAACAGCGAGCGCATCACGCTGCTTCACCGTTTCGCGCAGCACCGCAGCCGTAACATCAAGGCGGTCAGCCAGGCGAGAAAGCATTTTTGCAATATCGATGATCGGAGTATCGCTACTCAAAGCCTTCGCAAAGTCATGGCCGACCAATACCAGCTCTTTGTTGTTCAGTGAATCTGTCATTCTGATGCTCCCCGGTGCGTATAACGTTCCATATCAAAATCGATAGCTGCGCGCTGATCGCGGAAAATACCGCTGCGGCCGTGGCGGATAAGTTCACCCTGTTGTATTGCGATCCGGATGTACTTCTCAGCGGTCGTTCGATGCAGGCCGAACATGGCGGATATGTCTTTAGTGGTCGCGCGCCCATACTGTTTAACCATCTCGATAATCCAGGCGATGATCAGAGTGCGTTCCTGATGCGTCTTAGGCTTTGCCATTTTCAGCCTCCGCGCTCACCAGCTGCTGCATGATATTTTTATGACGACCAATGACACGTACGGCGTCGCGCAACTTCTCCAGCTTGACCAGTTTGTTTTTGGTACGGCGGATTTCACGGGAAATAACCCGAACCGTTGGGACTGCATGGCCAGCGCGATAGCTTTCGGTAAACGACGGGATCTCACTGACAATCTGCTCAACCGGTTTAACCACATCGGCTGGAGCGTCAGCTGGCACTTCAGGTTCTGGTTTTGAGGCATCGGCTGCTTCTCCGGCAGTTGGCAGTGACCAGGTAACCCCTTTCCCCTTCCCGTTCTTCACCACTACGCCATTGCGCTCAAATGCGAGCATCACTGAAACCATGCCGCGGGCATTACGATTAACAACTGCAGCCAACTGAACGGTTGTCATTGCGCCGTTATCTCGCAGTAGCTGGCAAATAAATTCAGGATCAACCTGTGCGGGTTCCTCCCCCTTCAAACGGGGTGCCTGATGCACAGGTGCTGCTGGTTTTTTTGCCTGTTCTGTCGCGGTACACATAAACCAACCGCCATCAGCAAAATCACACAGACCTTGATCACGCTGTTCGCGTAGCATGTTCAGAGCTTCGACAGACTCGATATCCAGACGGGCTGCCACTTCGCGATAAGATGCCCGGCCCATTTTTTCCAGTGCTTGAATTACAGTTTCCACAGGATTTCCCTCAAAATTATTTAACAGGGCGCAGGTGGCTGACGTTCTTGCGATAGCTACCCCAGTCGAAGTTCACCCACATACCACCATCCATCTGGAGGCGATCGATAATTCTCGCACCCAGTGCATCCAGCAACCCATCGTGATTCAGGTTCGTCAGGATCCCGACCGGGCGCATCGATGACAGACGACGGTCGATAACCTGATTCAGAATGACTTTCTCGCTGCTGCTACCGCGCTGAATACCGACTTCGTCCAGCACCAGCAGATCAACTTTGCAGAGGTCGTCCAGCAACGCTGCCTCTGACTGCCCACCGTCGTAGCATTCGCGAACACGCAGCATCAGGTCAGGAACAGTGACCACCAGAACGGAACGCCCGGCAGCGAGAAGATAATTACCGACGGCGGCTGCCAGATGGTTTTTTCCGGTACCCGGCGCTCCTCTGAATACGAAGCTGGCGAAACCACCACCGAAATTCTGGGCATAGCTTTTTGCCAAACTCAGGGCTTTCCTCTGCCCATCACCGGTAACCTGGTAATTGGCGAAAGTGCAGCTGCGGTGCAAATCCTGAATTCCGGAGCGACCGAAAATCTTTTCTGCCCTGGCGCGCTGATTCAGCTTGTCGATTTCCTCTGAACGCTTACGGCCTTCCAACTCCTGCCATGCCTGCCACTCTTCGACGCTGTTAAACTTCGGCTGCACGCTGGCCGGTATGATTCTTTTCAGGCGCTCAAGGGCACTTCCAGTCCCGATCATGTTTTTCATCGTTACCCCCTGAATCCTGATGGAATTTTTTTGTCAGGCTGTGAAATTTGATTCACATCCCTACTGGTTTTGCGATCGCTGAAGCCGAATTTGGGTTTGAACAATCCCTGGTACCCGTTAGCGATGCTGGTGTTGATTACGTCAACCGGGTTAAACCCTTCGTCCAGGCAGGCCTTCAGCAGATTGAATGCTTTGGTCACAGTCAGTTCGGTTTTGATGGCTTTGCCAGACTGCTGGCGATAGGTGACCCATTCCTCCCATGACGAAGCATCCAGCCATTCAGGAACTGGAACGCTCAGCGGCTCAAACTTCACCTTCCCCTTTGGGGGATTAGAGGGGGTTAGATCTGTATTTATATTTGTCTTTGGAAGAATGTCTTTGGTGTTCCCTGTTTTCAGGGATCCATTTCCCTGTTTTTGGGGATGGTTATCCCCGTTTTCAGGGATGGTTGAAGGGGTAAAATCGCTATCCCTAAATTCAGGGATGGTAATAACCCATGTGACAATTTCAGCGGCCGGGAAAGCCGCCGGACATTTCGTGCAATTTGGTTTTGCATAAGCCCATTTATCCAGGCTGGTATTAATCCCGATGTATCTGGTTTGCCCAATTCGGCGCAGGATGATGATGTTCCGATAGGCGAGGCTCAGCACAGCTTCAGATACATGCTTCACCTTAAGCGTCGTTTTGTCAGCAATAAGACTGTTGGCGATCCGGTCGGATTTTTTCGACCAGCCATAGGTCAGACGAACGATAGCATTCAGCACCCGGAATTCTCGTCCGGATAACTCGACGATACACAGGGCATCCTGGATCTGATTGGCTAAACGTAAATAGCCATTTTCCAGATCAGCCATACGGCTCTCCTGTTGCGCCGGAGCAGGCGCAGGGAATTTGTATATTTCAGCGGTATTTGACATACTTATCTCCGCAATTACCTACCGTATTTGCACCTGAAAGCCGTTGGTGTTCGAGCACCGCGGCTTTCAACCTTTCAGAACAGACCCTGTTGCTTCCCGCGCTTAACGCGTTTCGCTTCGAACCGGTCTGCTGGCAGCATCTGTTTCTCTGCCCATAACTTTGCGTGACGCAAAACATCATCAAAAATCCTCCCCTTACGGCTTGCCTGAGACATGCGCTTGTACATATCGACGGCCTGAAATGCCCCCCCCTGCGCGATCGCAGCGGTGAAACCCTGCCGGATAAGCTCCTCACGAACATGCTTTTCAATGAAATCCATATGGTTCATGGTCGGCCCCGTTACATGACGCCCAGCATTGAAGTCACAAGGCTCATCAGTACGCCGTATTGCTCTGGCATAAGGCCAAATAGCGACACGATGCCCTCACTGACTTCTTTGAGCTTCTGATGCTCTGGCGCATTGAGCATTACCGCCCGCTTTGCCTCACCGCATTCTTTAATGGCCGCTGCAATACGCAGGGTGTGATCGTCCTGAGGCACCAGTCGGCCACGGAACTCAAGCGGGAGAACGGCGATGATTGCGGGCGACAGCTGGCGGATATTTTCTCTGGCGTAGTCCGTATCACCATCAAGCCAGCGAAACAGCTTCTGCCGCTTACGGCTCAGTTCATCGGGAAACTCCAGCCCGGTACCGCCCTGTCGTCCCCACTCTTCGGTGATGAGGCCGGCCACTACATCCTGGTTATCAATCTGTGCAGCCCAGGCGCGAACGGCGTCGCGGATCTGTTCATGCGTATCGGGTCGATTGAGGTGATTGCGATTTATCATCGCTGCGGGTGTAAACCCGGTATTTTGTTGAAATGAAATTGAATGCACGGTTACGCCCTCGCTTCCTGCTTCGGTAATCCATCCGTGGGGTTTGGATACAGATCAGGGCGCAATTCGTGCGGAGTAACGCCGGTTGCGTTGAAAATTGATAAAACACGATCGGCAGGCACTCCATTTTTCCGCCATAAAGAGACAGCCATTTTTGATACACCGATTGCTACCCCAAGAGCGCTTGCTGAGCCAAACGTACGAATTGCGTTTTCAATACCAGTCATAAGACCTCCTTAGATGAGGCAAAGTAAAGCATCAATTTACTAACAAGTCAATTGATGCATGCCTATCAAGAAGTAAAGCAAACATTTACAATGCGGATATGAGCGAAAACAAACCGATGAATGGTCTGGTTGCCAGGCTTACAGAACTGAACGTGAAAGGCTTTTCGAAAACCGAAATGGCCAAGATAGCTGGTGTCAGCAAACAAGCTGTTTCTGGTTGGTTCAAAACAGGGAGAATTAGCAAAGAATCCGCACTGGCTTTGGCTGATGCTGCAGGTGTATCTGTCCCTTGGCTACTCGGTGAGGATGTTGGTGAAAAAGACGGACTGAAGCCTGACGAGCAGCGACTTTTGGAACTCTATCGGCAGTTGCCAGATGAAGAAGAACAGCAGAACATATTGCGGATCATATCTCTGCGTCTGAAGGAGCTTGATGAGTTGTATGCCAAGTATATGGGGCGCAGGATTAAGGGTGACACCTAGTAGCTGTTTGCGGATATCACAAACAGAATAGCTGGCAGCCGCAATGATCGGTATCTCTGGCTATTGCAGTAGCCAAATTAATCTTCCAACCCGTCCGCCGCCCGGGTTTTTTAATGCCCTTTTCCAACCATAGCTGCCGCGTCTCGCAAAATGCCTTTGTGGATCACGTTGCCTACAGCCTTGCGCTTAGCCTCCAGGCTATCAACAATCGCATCTCTACTTATCACTACTCCGCTAATTATCAATTCGACAACTGCCCCACCAATCTCGCCAGCAATGAACGCCGCGCGGTCTTCTTCCAGTTCGTTACGATCCACAAGTCACCTCTCTGATGTTTTTTTAATCATACACATATTCAACCGATGCCCACAGCACTAATCTGCATAACTCTCGCCCTCAGTACAGCATTACTTTACATTTTAATTCACTCTAGCTTGACTTAAAAGTAAAGCAGTGTTTTACTTACTCCATCGCAACACGACCACCCAGGCAGGACGCCCACGAAGTAGCGGCCCGGCGCATACGAAGACCGGGATGAGGTGGAGAAGTTAACGCGCAGCAGGTTTAAAACTCAGTTCTGACGCCGGGAAAGACCGGGAGGATAAAATGCAAACTAACCAGGAAGTACCAAAAAACGGTCGCCCAGTATCAATGCGCAACCACCGCACAGGAGCAGCATGGCTGGTGTCATTCGATTACCGCGACAACACATACTGGCACGAACCTCAGGGAAACCTTCGCCACATTCGTCGACCTTACAGCTCCCATGCAATTGAACCTAACTTAGTACCGGCGGGGACGCACTAATGGGAACGCTGTTTGCTCTGGTATTAACGATCGCCATGACGAACGGTGATTATCAGGATGTTGTTCTTGGCGTTTACGACAGCCAGCAGGAATGCCAGGCCGCAGCCGACGAACAACAGGTTAACGGGGAATGCTGGCCAGTTAAGCAAATCACTCATAACGGTGACCTGTCATCACATTAAAGGGGGATGGGATGCAGAAAGAATGCGGTTATTGCCGCAAACCGGTTGAAGAAGGAAAAGAAGTAAAAAGCACTCTGTTCTATCGCCACGGCAACCAGCTGGCGCGCAAAGAAAAAGAATATTGCTCGAATCAATGCGCCGAATATGACCAGATGGCGCACGAAAGTTAATTAGTAGCCCTGAAATATGAAATGAAAAATTCGCCATTTATCTGGCGTGGATCCTTACACCCTGAATAAACCAACAGGAGCAGTTTTATGGAAATCGTAAAAGTCGAATTAAACCTGAAAGAAGTAAATAAAGAAGTCGCCGTGTTCAACTGTGAGAAGAAAGTCTCAGGCGTCATCCACACCACCGAAGACGGTAAAACCACCGTCGTTCTTGATGGTGGCTATGTGCTCGGAAAGTTCAATTGCCCGCATTGTGCTGTCACGGAAATCTCCATGCTGGCCGTGAAAATCAGCGAAGGCAATAAGAAAGGACTGGGTAATTATCGCCAATATAAACGCGATTTTATGGAAGAGGCGATCTCCATTTTTCATTAAGAAAAAGCCCACACGAGGTGGGCCTGCCCTGTCCGGTCTCACCGACCAAAGCGAACCGGACATTTTTACCAAACCAAAAATATACCCGATGGGCGCTATCTCTAGCCCGGGGATCTTACATCCAAAAAGAGGATCTCACATGGAATTTTTCTATGTAGTAAAAGCTACGCAGAAATCCGGAAAAGAAGATGCAGTGATTTGGTTCACTGCTAAATCAGAAGCCCGTGCCAACCTGCAGCTCGATGTTGAGCTGGAAGATGCCGGTATTGAAACCGGACGTGGTAAAGATTACACCAAACCGGTTCGTACCGATTTTCCAGTGTATAACGACCTTCCTGATGAAAGCACCGTGGATTATTCATGGTGCAAACGCTACGAGCTGGACGAAGACCAGCGTACCTGGAAAATTAAACTGCCGGCGGGTGACAAACAGCAGGATGATGCCGGGAAGTCTGATGTTATGACTGGCGAAGGCAACAGTACAGAGGAAGTAAAACCGGCATTACTCCGCCCAGTATCGCGACTGCGCCTCCCGCAACGCCTCATCGCGCACCTGATTAATGACACTGAAGAAAAGGAAATCAGCGAAGAGCAGCACATCCAGATCGGGCAGATGGAAAACGATGATAGCAACCAGTACGTGCAGAATATGTTACTGGCAGTAGCTAACGTTACTGATATCAGGGAGCTTTCCGCCCATGTTGAGTGGAACCTGGTGAGTGCAATTAAACAAGTGTTCCAGCGCGATCAGGTTTATACCGTCAGTTCATTCGAAGAGTTTATGACTGAATGGGTCAGCGCGCCTGAAACCAGAACCACCACCCTTCAAAAATGGCTTTTTGATAAAGAGCCAGAAATTGTTGTTAAGGGTGAAAGCCCCCTTTCAACAACTGTGCTGATTGCCATAGCAACCCTCCCCCTGCGCCAGCGCATTCTTGCTCAGTTCATTTCCGATGAATACGCATACCACATCGATACTGATCAGAAGAAAGTTATTCAACAGCTCGAAATGGATGTTGATAACAGCTACGTGCAGAACATGATCCTGGCTGCTGAGAATGTTGAACCTTTTAAGACAGCACCGGAGATCGATATTTCCAGAGTGATTTCCGCGCTGAAAACCGTTTTTCCGGTAGAAGGAAAACGTACTGAGCTATCACTCATCATCCAGTTCTTCAAGGCCTGGTTTTGTACAGAGCATATTGATCGCGGCCTGCTGGTAAAAGAATGGGTTAAGGGTAATCGGGTTAGCACGATTAATCGTACCCCTTCCGGTGCGAACGCTGGCGGCGGTAATAAAACTGACCGACTGACGCCACTCACAAAAACAGGCCGCGATTACGAATTAGCGATGGGTCTGCTGGCGCGTCTGCTTGAGTTTGATATTTACTCCCCACCGCTTGAGATTGATGTGAAGGCCAATGCCATCATGAATCTCAACTGGACTGGTGAAGATGATGTTCTGGACGAGTTCCTGGCTACCAGCAAACTGTTTGACGAAATGCCAGGAGGAATGGGCTACTCCCGAGCCTGTAATATCGCAACAGTAAAGACCACTCCTGAAGGGTTGTATAAATCCCCATTCCGCCATCGCGAACACCTGAATCGCGTCATGACTGAAACCGATCACGCCCATCCTGACGAATTGGTGGTTGATATCGCATGCGGTCGCTCATCAATGCCAATGCCGATGGCAGCTAAGGTCGAAGAGCCAACCACTGAAGATGTGGGAAAAATTCTGGCTGCCAGCCGCGGCGAATACGTCGAAGGTATTAGTGACCCCGCCGATCCGAAATGGATAAAAACAGCCTCAAATGAAGAGGAAAAACAGGAAGCGGAGACCACCAGCAATGTGCAGGTTCAAAACAATATCGGTAATGAAGAACAGGCTGATGATGCGCTGTTGTCGGGCGAAAAAGTTATGCACTCAGACAAAAGCGATGCTGGAGCTGGTGAAGAAACAACTGCCGTAGAGCAATCTGCTGCTGAGATTCTTGCCGCTGGCGCGCCGAACCTCGCGAGCAAGGTTGTCGATGATGTAAACCAGAATTCCGATTCTGTCACCCAAAACAGTGATTCTGTAAACCATTCCGTGCCGGAAGTACAGCAAAGTACGCCAGAAACGCAACAGAGCGAACCAGAACAAGCGTGGCCGGAATACTTCGAGCCTGGCCGTTATGAAGGACTGCCAAACGAGGTTTACCACGCCGCCAACGGCATCAGCTCAACCCAGGTGAAAGATGCGCGCGTTTCGCTGATGTACTTCAATGCGCGCCACGTTGAGAAAACCATCACCAAAGAACGCTCTCCGGTGCTGGACATGGGCAACCTGGTGCATGCGCTCGCACTGCAACCTGAACTGCTGGATGCAGAATTTAGCGTTGAACCTGTAATTCCGGAAGGCGCATTTACCACCACGGCAACGATCCGCGCGTTTATTGATGAGTACAACGCCAGCCTGCCAGCGCAACTGAGCGGAGACGATATCAAGGCTTTGCTAGAGGAATACAACGCCACTCTGCCTGCACAGGTGCCGCTGGGTGGTTCAGCCGAGGAAACCGGCCAGAGCTATATGTCTCTGCCCGAAGAGTACCAGCGTATCGAAGCGGATCAGAAGCAGACCGCAGCGGCGATGAAAGCCTGCATCAAGGAATACAACGCCACTCTGCCTGCACAGGTGAAAACCAGTGGTAGCCGTGATGCGTTACTCGAGCAGTTGGCAATCATCAATCCTGACCTGGTGGCGCAGGAAGCGCAGAAGCCTCAACCGTTGAAAGTTTCCGGTACCAAAGCAGATCTGATTCAGGCCGTGAAGTCTGTTAATCCGGACGCCGTCTTCGCCGACGAACTGCTCGATGCGTGGCGCGACAACCCGGAAGGAAAAGTGCTGGTTACCCGTCAGCAGCTAAGCACTGCGCTGGCCATTCAGTCAGCACTGCTCCAGCACCCTACCGCTGGGAAACTGCTGACCCACCCAAGCCGCGCAGTTGAGGTCAGCTACTTTGGCTTCGATGAGGAAACAGGTCTTGAAGTCCGCGTTCGCCCGGATCTTGAAATCGACCTGGACGGCGTGCGTATCGGTGCCGACCTGAAAACCATCAGCATGTGGAACGTTAAGCAGGACGGCCTGCGCGCCAAACTGCATCGGGAAATAACAGAACGGGATTATCACCTGAGCGCGGCCATGTACTGCGAAACTGCGGCGCTTGACCAGTTCTTCTGGATTTTCGTCAACAAAGACGAGAACTACCACTGGATCGCCATTATCGAGGCATCCGAGGAATTGCTGGAACTCGGCATGCTGGAATACCGCAAAGCAATGCGCGCGATAGCGAACGGTTTTGACACTGGCGAATGGCCAGCGCCTATCACCGACGACTACACCGACGAACTTAACGACTTCGATCTGCGCCGCCTTGAAGCGCTGCGTACTCAGGCATAAGGGGAACGATCATGGAAAACACAAACATTGTTACCACTGAGCAACAGGCACCAAACACCATTTCTGCCAGTAACGCGATTTTCAACGTACAGGCCTTAACTCAGCTTCAGGCTGTTGCTGGGTTAATGGCGCAGGCAGCTGTAACGGTACCTGAGCACCTCCGCGGCAATCCAGCCGACTGCATGGCTATCATCATGCAGGCTATGCAGTGGGGTATGAACCCGTACGCCGTGGCGCAGAAAACACACCTGGTTAACGGTGTCCTGGGCTATGAGGCTCAGCTGGTAAACGCAGTGATCTCCAGCTCCAACGCCATCGTTGGGCGCTTTCACTATGAGTATGAGGGTGACTGGTCAAAATGCGCCAGCAGCCGCGAGGAAATCGTTAAGAAGTCTGCAAAAGGCGGCGGGACGTACGACAAGAAAGAAATGGTGCGCGGATGGGATAGCGCCGATGAGCAAGGGCTTTCCGTTCGGGTTGGCGCTGTAATTCGCGGTGAAAGTGAAATCACCTGGGGAGAGCCGGTCTTACTGTCCAGCGTAATCACGCGTAACTCGCCACTGTGGGTGTCTAATCCGAAACAGCAGATCGCTTATTTGGCCCTAAAATATTGGGCGCGCCTGTACTGCCCTGCGGTTGTTCTGGGTGTGTACACCCCTGATGAAGTTGAGCAGCGTACTGAGAAGGAGATTAACCCGGCACCGCAACGCATGAGCATGGCTGAAATTGCAGGTGACACCGTCACAACCACGCAAAGTGCGCAGGAGTCGGCTGCCAATATCGATGTTATGGCCGACGATTTTCGCGACCGCATTGATGCTGCAGAAACTCTCGATGATGCCACAGCCGTTGGAAATGACATCAATGCTTCTAAATCAGTCCTGGGGGCTGCCCTGCATACCGAGTTGAAAAACAAGGCCACGCGCCGGTACCACTTGTTGAATGCGAAAAACAAGGTTGATACGGCAATCAATGGCCTGCCACAACCGGGTGCTGAAGATGCAAAAGCACGATTCGAAGAAGTCGAAAAAGTGCTCCTGGCGGCGAAGCGTCACCTGGGCGACGAACTGCACGATCAGTACCGTATCACCCTGGACGACATGAAACCGGAATACGTGGGCTAAGGGAGGCGGGAGGGTACGCCCTCCCGGTAACGACATGACTAAATTGCAGAATGAAGAACTCAAAGTCGTCGCTGTTATTCATATGAATAACAGCGAAGCCCTAGTGTTGAATCGTCCACTCCATTTTATCTATGAAGAATCTGGAAGAGATTTAATCGGTAGTGACGGGCCCTTTAAATGCGCCCTCTTTTATTCGCCAGCAAGTGAAGCCTTCAAAGCGTTCGCAGGAAGTGAAATGACGCTAAATATGAAGGACGGAAGCCAGAGGAAGGTGAAGGATCACTGGTGGTCTGGAGGGTTACCAGGGTACCAGGATGTAACCACATGTGATCTGGCGTCGCTCAAGAAGTGCTACGTATTCTTCGGCGGAACGGTCATAACAGCTGATGATTTTCAGACCTTGCGTGAATCTTACACCGGGTGCGTTTATCCGTATTGGGATTATGAAAAGGTGATCAAGTACGACGATATGCGAAAAGATCTTTATGGCAGGCTTTTCCATGAAAAGAGACGCGTTAAGTCCCTTATTCGCGAGGTTAAAAGGCTACATGTTGCATCCATGACGACAGGAGTTGAGCGATGAAAGAGCGCGGAATGATTTTTAATGGCGAGATGGTGCGCGCCATCCTCGACGGCCGGAAGACGCAGACGCGCAGGATTATGAAGGTACAGCCTGTCCTCAATGGTAGTTTTTATGAGGTATACGGTGCTGGATGGGTACAGAGCATGAAATCTGTTCCTGCAATTCCAGGGCACAGTCTTGCCAGTAATTGTCCATTCGGTCTGGTTGGCGATCGCATCTGGGTGCGGGAGACGTGGGGTGTAGTGAGCCATGAACTGGATGAAGATGGTCGCATTCAGCCATGGAGTCCTGACCGTCCCGCCACTGCCATTCACGAAATGCCGTTTGGTAATGGTTACTACTCTGGTCACGCTATTTACGCAGCAGATGGGGATTTTACCTGGGGTGATGACGATGGCTATGAAGATGGCCGTTCGTGCTGGAAACCATCTATCCACATGCCACGCGCAGCATGTCGCATTCTGCTGGAGGTTACCGGCGTTCGTGTTGAGAGGCTGAACAGCATCAGTGAAGGGGATGCGCGGGCTGATGGCGTTCAGCCAGCAGGCGAGTTGCTGCCTGATTATCCCGACACATACCTGACGCCAGCCGGCGACTTCGCTACAGCTAAGGTTGCTTTCCAGCGTCTTTGGGAATCCATATACGGCGATGACAGCTGGCAAGCTAATCCGTGGGTGTGGGTCATCGAGTTCAAACGCATTGAAGGTGGTGCAGCATGAGCCTTAAACACCAGCAACAACCGACCCACAATTCCTGCATGTCTGCTTGTATTGCAATGATATCAGGTCAGCCGGTGAATGAAGTTGTCGCTCAATGGCATGACAAATTTCACAGCAAGGAAGCATGGCTTGATGATGCCCTGGATCATTACAACATTCCGTATTTCTATGGGCACCCGAAGAAGGCTGAGCTTCTCCCTGATTTTGTTTATTTCCTCACAGTTCCATCACTGAATATCGTTGGTGGTCTGCATCAAATTCTGGTGGCGGTAAAGAAAGGTCTTATGGTTGAAATTCTCGATCCAGCAAAGGGTCGAGAGGGAGCCAAATACTACGTGTATGGGGAATGCCATAGCCCAGAGGAGTGCGAACTCATTTCGTGGTCGATAGACCTGGCAATACCTGTTGTTGAGTGGGGTGACCATGCGACTGATTAACCGAGGTAACCAGCAATCCCCGTTAGCGCGTCAGGCATGCGACATCGCTCTTGCTACCCACCAGCAACGTTACGGCGATTACGGTCGAAGCAAGATGAAAGAGACCTATACGGTGAAAGTGGAAGGCGTGAAGGTCTGGGTTGAGGTGGTAAACCGGAAGGCGAGTTACGTGGCCACGGCAATGACCGGGATGCGCAGGTTGCGATCCCTACCCGGGCAGGCTTCCTGATAACGATTTATCAACGTCACAACACCGGCACTTTTATACTCGTGCCGGTTACCTGAGGTGAACCATGTCACAGGTGATTTTTAACAAAGAATGGGTAGTTGAAGCCGAACTAACTTCACTCACAGGCCTGAGTGAACGTCAGATTGAAAAGTATCGCCAGGGTTGCTGGGTAGAGGGTTTGCATTTCAAACGTGTCTCACCAACAGGCGAAAAAACACTTCGTGGCACTACCTGGTATAACCATCCAAAAATAAATCAGCTTATACAGGATTCGTGAAATGGCGGCTTTTCCGACTGGTGTTGAAATCAGAAACAAAAAGATCTGTATCTGGTTCATGTTCAGAGGTAAGCGTTGCCGTGAAATTCTCAAAGGCTGGGCTAATACACCAGCCAATATTAAAAAGGCTGGCAACCTCCGCGCCTTAATTGTCAGCGAGATCAATTTAGGTGAATTTGATTACAACCAGCGTTTTCCCTCATCAGACAGGGGCAATAAAACCGTAACCACAGTTTCAGTGCGCACTTTCTTTGAGCTTTGCGAGTTATGGGCAAACGTGAAAGAAACTGAGATTACCGCGAATACTATGCGTAAAACGCGCTCACAGCTGGATACGTTGATCCACATTATTAACGGAGATACGCCTATAGCGACTATTCGCCATAGTGACATCCTTAACTACAGAAAGGAGCTGCTCAACGGAGAAACTCTTTACCTGGCAAACCCAAGAAGTAACAAACAGGGACGCACTGTCCGTACGGTGAATAACTATATTTCGCTTCTCTGCTCTCTTCTTAGATTCGCTCATCACTCTGGCTTCATCAAAAGTAAGCCGTTCGAAGGGATCAAAAAACTTCAGAAAGGAAAAATCAAACCAGATCCGCTAACAAAACAGGAATTTGGTGCATTAACAAATAGTGAGAAGGGCCAGAACCTGAACATGTGGACATTCGCGGTTTATAGCGGGGTTAGGCATGGCGAGCTGGCTGCGCTCGCATGGGAGGATATCAACTGGGAGAACGGTACGGTACATATCCGCCGCAACCTCAATGCTCTTGGAATGTTCGGCCCGCCGAAAACTGATGCGGGTGACCGTGTGATCAGCCTGCTTGAACCAGCACTGGAGGCGTTAAAGGCGCAGCGTGCGCTAACAGCTTTACAACCGAAAACAGAAATTGTTTACCATCACAGGGAATATGGCGCGATGGAATACCAAAACCTGCATTTCGTTTTTATGCCCAGGATGCGCAAGGGCGAGCAGAAAGCTTACTACTCTTTATCGAGCATTGGTGCGAGATTCAACGCCGCGGTAAAACGTGCTGGTATTCGCCGCCGGAATCCGTACCATACGCGGCATACTTTTGCCTGCTGGCTTTTATCTGCCGGCGCTAACCCGTCTTTCATAGCCAGTCAGATGGGGCATGAAAACGCGCAAATGGTTTATGAAGTCTACGGTGCGTGGATTGAAGAATTGAACGGCGAACAGGTGCTGATGCTTAACGACAAGCTGGCACTTTAA